TAATGAATTTTTTGTCATTCTTGAGTGCTTTTAGCCATGACTCAATATATGCCGCATGGCGTAGATCCCCGTCTAGGCCGCAATGGGCGCAAAGCATAGCCGCGCCTAATTCCGCGATTAATTCCTCGTAAGCGTAAGCATGATCCCCGAAACGCTTACCCTTTTCACGATCTAACCGGGATTTATGGCCCGTAGCATGGATCGACTCATGCAATAGAGTCGCATAATAGGATTCCCGGCTCGCGAATTGGGATTTTTCCGGCATATGGATCGAATCATTAGACGGCCTAAAAAACGCTTCGTTTCCCCCATGGTGTAGGCCGCCAGATAGTTTCAGGGTATCGGTTAGCGATTGGGCCTTTTCGCATGGCTCCCATGTTTCCGGCGCTAATTCTTCGCGCACGGGTAGCGCTACGTCTTCGCATTGATCTAGATTGAAGACGTAATAATGCTTAAGCATAGGCACGTGCGTTATTTGATCGGGGTTAGTCTTATCCTTAAGGGCTAAGGGTTTCCAGAAGACAATAGGCGTACCCTTTTCCCCGGTTTTAATGTTTCCCCCTAATGCTTGTGCTTGTTTGAACGTAACCCATGCGTTACTGGTAAACGTGCTACCCATAAGGGTTAAGAATGTCCAGTTAGCACCACGGTAGACCGTGCCGCTAGCCGGATTCCATGGCTGTCCATTGTGCTTGCCGTTTCTAACGTTTTTCCATGGTTTAACCCATGGAGCCGTGCCATTCTCTAATTCAGTGATGATCCGATCAGTGATGACTTGAGCGATATCCATGTTACTTAACCCCTTTAGCAAAAAAGATTGAACGAATGGCGGCATAACGTGATGCGCCCATGTCGCGTAGTTTCCAATAAGCGTAGCGTGTACCGTATAGCGCGATAGTAGATCTAAGCGTTAGCGGATTGCTCTCGTAATTCAGTGCATGATTCATTTTTAAGCCCCTTATTTAATGTCGCGTAATACATCAATAAATATGTAAACGCTAACGGCACTCCAGATCATTCCAAAAGCCAATTCGATAGCGTTACCCGTGAAAAGAATCCATACAGTGCATGCCATGACGCCTAACATGCAAAGCCCTAGCAGTGATGCAAATAAGACAGTGATTTTTTGATGATCCATTTTTAAGCCCCTTTTCTAGCGTGTTCAATAGCGGAAACAATCGCGGCTTCTAACGTCTTGAAAGCCCCTAGGCGATTCCAGCCGATATTCTTAGAGCTAACATGCTCCACTAGGAACGGACGCGCTCTTGGCGTGGATTTCCACCGACTAGTGTCACGATTGCCGCTGTAATGAATCCAAATAAAGTCTTGATTCGTTTTTTTATGCTTCACAGCGTTTTCCCATGAATCAATGTAATGACTATAAAAGTCAGAATTAGGCGTCATGTCACTAACGACAATCGGCAATTCGTTTAACGTGTATTTCATATAAGCCCCCTTTTAGTGATTAGGTGTAGTAAGTATAACGGCATATATGCCTAGATCGTTTACTTTTCCTATATGACATACATTGTATTTTCTAATAGATATGCTTCTATATATAGGTATAGTCTATAGCCTATATATAGGTACTAAGGGGGATATAGCGATATCTATGGGGATTGATCTTAATCGCGCTCAGGCCGTCTAGGGAATTCCCCATGCCATAGGGTAGCCGCTATGGGGTAACGGCCATGCAAGCGCTAGACGTAAACCCAAACGCATATGCGTTACGCATTGCATCAATTCAATATCGATTGATCCGCCTAAACTTGGCTTTCGATTGGGTTTCGCCCCTTGTGGGAGCGCGCCCCTTTACCCTCCCCGCCCCAAGGAAATTTCACGTTTTCTTGTAAGATTGCCGATGCCACATGGCAACGCTGGCATGGAAACCGTACTGTCGCCCGTTTGATCACCGGGATGCCTAGCCGATCACAGTTGAGCCTGACACCCCGGAAAGACGGGGGGTTTGTATTTCTGCTTCTGCTAAACCAAGCCCCAAGGAAAAATCAGGTTTTACCTAGATCATGTATTTCGTGTAGTATTTGCACATATCGTTTAAGGAGGACGTATGCAACAGGTGTATGAAGTGAGTAAGAATGTACCTATTCCTGAGCCTATAAAGCGGCATAACTACCCTTATGAGCAGTTGCAGGTAGGGGAGTCTTTTTGGGTGACTGAGATCAGTATGCAGTCCCTTTGCAATTCCAACAGACGGCAGAGTAAACGGCTGGGTAGGAAGTTTATCTGCCGCAAGGAAGGTGACGGGGTTAGGGTCTGGAGGGTGGCATGAGTATTACAGACCAGATGGAACCTACTGCCAAACTCAGATGGGTTAAAAACGGTAAGGAGTACACGCTCCAGCAGTGGTGGAGTAATGCGGTCAATGTCAGGATGGGGCCAACCCAGATGATTAAGGGTGAGTGGCGTGATGTCCCGGTAGAGGACGAGTAGATGGCGGTGATAGTAGCGGTGTTTGGGTTAGGGGTTATGACGGGGTTTGTTTTTGGATTGATTATTGCGGAATTGGATAAATGAGCAAGACTGTGCGGGGGATTGATGTAAAGAAGATTGCCGAAGATTGGTTTAAACAGGCATCTAATTTGGATAAGGATTACTTTTGGCGTTCTATGAAAATCCATAAGGAAAACTCTAAGCCTAATGGAGACTATCCTTACTGCGGTATACACGCTGAAACATATAAGTTAATGGTTAACCACCCTTGGGGACAGGAGTATCTAAAAATTGTCAAACTTAAATAAGGTCTTGCCTCAGATTGCACCCCACTGCACCGATATGTGGGAACACTTTACTACCCTTAGAGACTATGCCCAAGAGTGTTCATCTGTGGTTGAGATGGGGGTAAGAGGCGGCTGCTCTGCCTACGCCTTGGCTGCTGGACTAGAGGCTAGTGTTTATAAAGGCAAGTGGATGCTCTACGTGGATATTAACTCTTGCCAAAACCCGAAGTTAGAAGAATTGTGCAAATTGTCTGACATCAGCATTGAGTTTAAGCAGGCAGACTCCCGCCATATTGAGATACCCACCTGTGACCTGCTCTTCATCGACACGCTTCATACCTACGGGCAGTTGAAGTTAGAACTCTCGCTCCATCAAGACAAGGTTAAGAAGTACATCATCATGCACGACACCGATGCCCCTTGGGGGTTTAAGAACGAAGTAGATGATGGTAGTCCAGACAAAGGACTGTGGCCTGCGATTGAAGAGTTTGAGAAAGAAAACCCACAATGGCAGGTGCATGAACGATTCCGTAACTGCCACGGGTTAACGATCCTTCTGCGTGTATGAAGTTTGATACGAAGAAGTTTTACCAGTTTTGCCGCAACCTAAAGATTGAATCTAAAGAGCAAGGCATGATTACCTTGGGGGAAACCCTATTAGGTACTCAGACCTATGTGATCGATGAGGTAGCCAAAGGTTTAGAAGACGATATTCATTTTTTTATCGTACTTAAAGGCAGGCAGTTAGGTATTACTACCATCAGCCTTGCGATGGACTTGTACTGGCACTTTCTAAACCCCGGTATGCAAGGCACTCTAACCACTGATACGGAGGAAAACCGTGAACAGTTTAGAAGCACCCTACAGATGTACATGGACGGACTACCCAAGGAATACAAGATACCCCTCATGTCCCACAACAGAAACCAGATGGTTCTCAAAAACCGATCAAGAATGTTCTACCAAGTGGCAGGCACAAGATCAAAAGGCACACTGGGACGCGGTAAAGGTATCACTTTCTTGCACGGCACTGAGACTTCTTCTTGGGGTGACGAAGAAGGACTCGCCTCTCTTCTTGCCTCCCTCGCAGAAACCAACCCCCTTAGATACTATATGTTTGAGTCCACCGCCCGTGGGTTCAATATGTTCCATGATATGTGGGTAACAGCCAAGAGAGCGCGTACCCAAAGAGCCATATTCTGTGGCTGGTGGCGCAATCAACTCTACGTTGCTAAACCAGATTCAGACGTATACCGAGTCTATTGGGACGGAAAACTCTCCGCAGAAGAGAAAGAATGGACGCGGGAGATTAAAAAGGTCTACAACTACGAGATCAATAGCCGCCAGATGGCATGGTGGCGTTGGAAACTGCACGAAGGGCTTAAAGACGAAGGCTTGATGTACCAAGAGTTTCCTCCCACAGAGGACTACGCCTTTGTGATGACAGGCTCATCGTTCTTTTCTACTAGCAGATGTACAGATGCTATGAAAGTAGCAAAATCAATAGACGCTACCTATTATCGCTTCTCGATGGGGGCAAACTTTCAAGATACTGAGTTACTGCAAAGCACCGCACGGCTGGCAACCATGACGATTTGGGAAGAACCGATTGACTCAGCCTTCTACGTGATTGGTGCCGACCCTGCCTACGGCTCATCTGATTGGGCAGACCGCTTTTGTATACAGGTTTACCGTTGCTACGCCGATGGGCTAGATCAGGTGGCTGAATTTTGCTCATCAGAACTCAATACCTACCAGTTTGCTTGGATTATTTGCTACTTGGCTGGCGCATATAAGAACTCAACCCTAAACCTTGAGGTCAACGGGCCGGGGCAGGCAGTCATTAACGAAATGCGTAACCTTAAACGGCAGGCAACCGCTATGGGTGGCTCTGATGCTGCCAGCCTATACAACGTACTAGCCAATATGCAGCACTACCTCTGGCGGCGTAATGACAACTTTGGCGGGGTGTCAAACAGTATCGGGTGGGTGACTACTCACTCAAGCAAAGAAAGGATGCTCAATTATTTCAAGGATTATTTTGAGCGTGGTATGTGTAACGTGTATGGCGTAGATCTATTAGATGAGATGAAAGGTATAGTACGTGACCAAGGGACGATTGCAGCGTATGGAAGGGGAAAAGATGATCGCGTTATTGCTTCAGCGCTGGCCTGTGCAGCCTATGCCGAGCAAGTACAGCCCAGACTCATTGCCCAACGACTTACCCGTGTCAAAAAGGAAGCGCAAGACACAGCCGCCACAAATCCTGAAGGAGAACAGGTCAGGAAACAGGTCAATAACTACCTCAAGGCACTTGGCTTTTAGGTATGGATACGGTACTGACTAAGCAAGAAATCATCCGTAGGCTAGAGGCCATGCGCTCTAAGCGTAAGCGCGGATTTACCATGAGAATGTTCGCCTCCTTTGCCGCCATAGGCTATCGGCACATGGAATCCATTACCCGTGATGGCTCTAGCACCTTTACAGAATTGACGCAGCGCAAACTTAGCAAAGCCCTCCTAGCCCTAGAAAAAGGCGAGGCAGGGCCACGGTTGGACATTCTGGGAAACAAGTTTATTGACTACCACCCCAAGGCAAAACCAGTTTTAAGGCGCGGTATGGGCCTTGAAATCACGCCCAGCGGGATAAAAATGAAGGTAGGAATCACCAATAAATACGATTTTTCTAAACCGCGACTTGATGACGCATTGAAAAAAAGGGGCTAATATGGCAGTGATGAACGACTATAAGTGTCCGGCTCACGGGTACTTTGAATCGCGTGAAGCGGTATGTCCTCATGGGTGTACCGATGTACAAGTGGTTTTCTTGCAGCCTGTAGGTATGACAAGTGATCGTACCAAAGGTAGCGACAAGACCCTGAAACAACTTGCACTGGACTTTAAGATGAGCGATGTGAAGTCTGTCAGAGAAGGCGAAGCACAACCACCACGGTTTGCCAAACCTAATAATCCGTTTGCCCCACGATGGGGTTCTCCGGGTGATCTTGGTGGCTTTAACCTACGCTCTGTCGGAGGCGAAAACGTATCCGGTATTGGTGCGGTCAAAGAAGGATCAAAACTTACGGGGCCACGTATCGGCAGTTATGTTGCCGACCATCAAAATCTAAAGATTGACAAATGAGAATACCTACCGACCCATTAGAACGCGAGATGTTCTACATGGATATTATGCAAAAGTGCATGGTATCTATGGAGAGCAGGCGCACAGAATCAGAGGGCTTACGATCCTACTACCTATTCGGTGCAGGGCCAGAAGAAGCGCCAGCGCAATATAACAAAATCTTCCCGCACATAGACCAACTATCTGCGTTTATGTATGCAGCAGATTCTACACGCTTTTCAATCAACATTGGAGCAAGTGAATCTGAAGAGTATCAGCGCATGGTGCCTGTTTTAACTAAGGCACTTTACGATTATTGGTTAAACAGCAACGCCGATCAGGTCTTTGGTCAAGCATTGAACTGGTCATTTTGCTACAACACCACCTTTGTAAAACCAGTGTGGCGCAATGGTATCCACCCATACATGGTGGAACCCGCTGCCATTGGCGTGTTGCGCGAGGACGTTCCGTACACGGATCGTCAAGAAGCAATGATCCAGCGCTACTACATGACTAAGAGCGAATTGTTCTCACGGCTGTGGTCGCACCCCAAACGTGATGAATTGGTGCGCCGCATCACTTTCTCTCAGCAAGAAACGTCTGACAATGCTTCCGGCATGGATCGTGTAATTACGTCTGCAACCAATCCTACCATCTACGGAAACATTAACTTAAACCTTACTGGCGTAAACCGCTACGTGCCTATGATTGCCGAAGACACGGTGATGATGCACGAACTCTGGATTTACGATGATGAGATTGATGACTACCTATGCGTCACGATTGCTGACCCTGACGTAGTAATCTTTGACCGCGCATCCAAGATGATGTTTTTGGAAGGCGAAGTACCTTTTGTTCAGATTTCTCCCAACCCGCAGTATGACTACTATTGGGGACAGTCTGAGGTGCAACGCTTAATCTTCTTGCAAGACATGAGAAATAAGCGCACCACCCAGATCATGCAATTATTGGATAAACAGGTAGACCCACCAACAGTATTGCAGGGTTTTGGTGGCTTATTGGATGAGAAAACCTTTGCATTGCGCCGTGCTGGTGGTCTATTGGCTAACGATATGCCCAATGGCAAGGTCGAACAGTTTGCTCCAGACATTCCAAATGACATATTCCGTGAGATTGCTGAGATTGATGCCATGTTTGCGGAGGCTTCAGGTATCGTTTCCGTTCTGCAAGGCCGGGGTGAAAGTGGTGTTCGTAGTGCTGGACACGCCTCCCAACTGGCTAGACTCGGCTCTTCACGGGCTAAAAAACGTGCTTTGGTCATTGAAAGCGCCTTGGAGAAACTGGCAACCCTCTATTTGAAGATGATGATGGTATATGACGATACCGTTTACATTGATGAGAAGGGTAATAAGTTTATAGCCAAGCAGTTTACCGATGATTTCACAGTGAAAGTGGACGCGCACAGCAATAGTCCAATCTTCATGGAAGACCAGCGGGAGATGGCTTTCAGCCTCTATCAGGCCGGAACTATCAGCAAAGAGCGCTTGATCGAGATGATTGACCCGCCCATGAAGCAACAACTGCTTGAAGATCTGAAAAAACAGACTCAAACTGTACAAACGCCTCAAAGCCCTGAGATTCCTCAAGGCCAAGAGCCAATCGTACCTCAACCGGGAGAGATAGATGGCGGCCCTGCCTAACCAACCAGAAGGAAACCTCCGCACCGGGGATCAACCCCGCGCTACGGAAACATCCATCAAAGATACTGAGCGCAGTATGGGAAGAATCTCTTATTCACGCCAAGCACAGCGTGGAGGATTCCCCAAAACATCATACGGTACACGTTACATGAGGAAATCATAAGTGGCGAAAATGCAGTAACGCCCTTTTTTTTGGTTGACACCATAGTTTGTCTCAATTGAAAATCCGCACATCATAGGAACAGGAAACCTTATGGCTGTTTCAAGCAAAGAAATGATGGATATGCTCAAGTCTGAGCAACCACAACCTACACCGCCTCCCAACGAGCAGGCTAGCCAGACTGCACCCATGCCTTCCCCCATGACCACGCCTGAACCTCAGAGTGGCAATATGGAGCAAGCACGTTTGAACGTGATGATGGCATTGGATATGTTGCAAAACGCATTGCAAACCTTTGGGCTACAGTCCGAAGAGGGCATGGCACTTCAGGACGTTGTTGGCAAGATTACTTCCAAATTCGGAGAGCGTGAGTCCGAAACACGGCAACTTATGCCAGCAGAAATTATGAACTTGATTCAAACCTTGCCGCAGGCGGGTGGTGCAACCCCTGAAGCAAGGGCAGTAGCAGCAGCACCAGCACCCGGAACTCAACAACCTCCATTGCCAATTTAAGGAGAAGTAAATGGAACTTTTCAAACCACGTGGAAACTTGGCTCCCCGCCGACCCACAGACAACACCCAACAGAACGGTCAAATCGTCAACACTCCGCGTTTTGCAGAGTTTGGCGGCTTAACTGCTCCGAACAAAATCGGCTCCAAGAACAAAATGACTCTTGGCAAGCCGGGTGACGGCAAAAAAGTTATCTAAAGACAGAAAGGGGCTAACAAAATGTCATTAGAGAATCTATCCGTAGAAGCACAAGCAGAATTAGCAATGCTTGCGAAGACTTTGGCTGAAGATCCAAAGACTCGCAGATCATTTCTACAACTGACCAAACAAGTACGCCCGGACGTTCCAATCCCTGAGATTGAGATTGAAGAGCGTACTAACTCAGTCCTTCAGCAAGCCGAAGACCGTGTTAAGTCTCTTGAAGACAAACTACGGGCTAAGGAAGCCAAGGAAGAGTTAATGAAACGCCGCGATACCCTTGTCAAGAAGGGTCTTGTCGATTCTGAAGACGAAATTAAGGAAGTCGAGAAGATCATGGTTGAAAAAGGTATTGCGAATCACGAAACCGCTGCTGAATACCATTCGTGGATGAAGCAAGCGGCTGCGCCTACACCATCACAGTTTCCTCAACCAGTAATGTCCAAGTTTAATACCAAGGACTTTATGAAGAATCCTGTTGGTGCGGCACGTGATGCGGCTCATGCAGCATTAAGTGAATTTAGGAAAAATCCGAAGCCTATTGGCTTTTGATTTTATTGTTTTAGGGGCTTTTTTCTAGGAGATTAAAAATGCCTATTGGCGGAGGAATTATACCGGCCTCTGGGAGTCAACAATACACGGAACTTACGTATGTAACGCGCCGTGCGTTTATTCCCAAGATGGTCGTGCAGATTTACAACTCTACGCCCCTCATGGCTGCACTGATCGCCAATAGTCAAACCGCTTCTGGCGGTGTGTCCTCGGTGACTGTGCCAGTTCAGGGTTCGCAGTTTGTTAATGCTCAGTGGTCAGATTATTCTGGCTCCTTTGCACAGCCTAGCGTTCAGCAAGGCGCGTACAACGCTGAGTTTAACTTGAAGTTGCTTGTATCTCCTGTACCGTTCCTCGGTATGGAAGGTGCAGTGCAGCAAGATTACGCTATCATCCCGTTGATCGAAGCGCGTATGAACGATGCGACCAACGTAATGATGGACGCAATGGCTACCTCGCTCTACACCAATACGTCCGACACTCAGCAGTTTACGGGCTTGCCCATCGCTGTTGACTCATCGGGTACATACGGCAACATCAGCCGTAGCACTTATTCGTGGTGGGCTTCCAAGGAATACGCTGCTGGATCGGTTAACCCGACCCGTCAGAACGTACTCCAGTACATCTCCGGTACCGTTAAGAACTGCGCTGAAGTACCTACTTTTGGCGTATGCGGCTTTGGTACTTGGACGCTTCTGGCTCAGGACTACGTAGGCCAAGAGCAGTACATGATTACTCCGGGTTCCGGCTTTGATGCTGATGCTAACGGCCCACAGGCTGCGTTCCGCGCCCTGATGGTTGCTGGCGTTCCCATCTATCCTGATCCTTATTGCCCGGAAGGTACTCTGTACCTGCTGAACACAAACTATCTGTCCATGTACATCCATGAGCAGGCATCGTTTGCGTTTACTGGCTTTGAATCGACTCTGCCCAACTTCCAAATCGGTTATGTCGGCGCTGTGCTGATGATTGCTGAGATGGTAAGCACCAAGCCGAAGTCGATGACGAAGGTCACTGGCTACAACTCTCTGACACTGTAAAGGAGAAATAGACAATGCCTTCATTAGCCCTTAATAAAATCGTCCTTGCTGAAGCAAACGCTAACAGCACGGCTGCGTACTTTATCGCAGGCTCAACTGGTCTGACTTCAGGCGCTTCTTCTGTGCTTGCTGCTGGTTCTTATGTTTTCTACCCCGTTGCAAACGTGGCTGTTCAGGTGAATAACTCATCTGCTG